GAGAAAAAAGAACAATACGAATCACTAGAAGGAACGATCAGTAGGATAAAACGGTAATGCTAACATTTGACGGATTCCTTACAGAAGAGAAGAACTTACATTTAGAGCATCTAGAAGATGAAGTTCTAAATAGTGGTATAGTGGGAACGCGAGGAGCGATTAACTTCCTCCAATCCCTAAGAGACATGCTCGCTGGAAATGCAAAATCCAGCGTAAATGTGACGGTTAAGTGGGATGGCGCCCCAGCTATCTTCGCGGGTATTAACCCTGAGAATAACCAATTCTTTGTGGGCACCAAGGGAGTGTTCAATAAGAATGCGAAGATCAATTATTCACACGATGACATTGATCGGAATCATCCGAACATTGGTCTTAATCAAAAACTAAAGGTTGCGTTCACTGAACTGTCTAAATTGGGTATAAAGGAAGTCATACAAGGTGACATGATGTTCACTCAGGATGACTTAAAAAAAGAAACTATAGATGGAAAGCAGTACATAACTTTCCAACCAAATACTATTGTTTATGCAATTCCGATGGAAAGTGCAGCAAAAATACTATCGTCTTCTATGGGGATTGTCTTTCACACTACATATAGTGGAAGGACAATGGAAGATATGTCAGCTTCATTCAATGTCAATCTAAGAGGATTAAGTAAGAATTCTGGTGTATGGTTCACAGATGCAGACTACAAAGACACTTCTGGAACTATCAATTTCAATAAATCAGAAACAACTACTATAACTGGTATTCTATCAGATGCAGGTAAGACTTTCCGTAAGATAGATTCTAACCTTTTGGGAATGCTCTCTCAGGATGAAGAACTCAAGATACTGATAAAGACATACAACAACACCAAAGTTAGGGCCGGAGAAAAGATTACTAACACCAAGATGCACACGGCTGGATTGATTGCTTATGTTTACGATAAGAAAAAGAAAGAAGTAGATAAGGTAAAAAGAGCACAAAATAAAGAAATCAAACAACAGAATATGGATAGGTTGATGAAATATTTTCGTTCAAATGCTAGTAAATTAGTAAAAATATTTGATATGCAGAACCTATTAGTAGACGCGAAGAACATGATTGTTAAGAAGTTAGAGGGTGCGAGGGGAGTGGCAGATACCTTTATTAAAACACCAAAAGGATACAAGGCTACGAATGTTGAAGGATTCGTTGCGATAGATCAAGTGGGGAAAGCAGTCAAACTGGTTGACCGATTAGAATTTTCACAGAATAACTTTAATGCTGCAAAGGCGTGGGATAAGTAAAAAGGAACACTATGGCTGAAGAAAAAATAGAAGAAGAGTTATCAAGACCATTCATGATGCCTAATGACCAGAGAATGGTATCAAAGTGGAAGAAACATGAAGAGTACAGTAAAAAGTTGGTTAGGGGGACGCCCAGACATCAGCATATGACTAGTTAATAACAACAACAATCTAAAGGAACAATATGGAATTTTTGAATAAAATTATACAGTATGTGAAAAACTTAATCAGTAAACCTGCAGAGTCTGTTGAAGAATTTACAAAGGCTGTAGACACAGCAGAGAAGGTTGTGGAAGTAGCAGGAAAAGTTAAAAAGACTGCTAAGAAAGCAAAGAAACTTGTGGTTAAGAAAAAGGAAAAGAAAAAGTGAAAACTTTTAAAGAATACTCAGAAAAGTGTTGCGATGATTGTTATGACCATATCGTGGAAGCTGCGGAGTATCAAGGTAAAAAGGTAAAATTGAATGACCCTATTCGCACAAGTGAAAACCCTAACAAGAAGTTTAAGGTTTATGTAAATAATGCGCAAGGGAAGGTTGTGGTAGTTCGTTTCGGTGACCCAAATATGTCAATCAAACGAGATGACCCAGGCAGAAGAAAGAACTTTCGTGCAAGACATAATTGTGATGACAAGAAGGATAAGACAACTCCAGGCTATTGGAGTTGTTATCAATGGAGAGCTGGTGCAAAGGTAGATAACTAAAATGAAGAGATTCAAAGAATACCTGAATGAAGCACCAGCATGGACTGAAAGTTTATCTACCATGCTGTTCTCTTTACCAAGAGCGGGTCTTGTAGATGTGAAGATTCCACTATCCCCTTCTATATTCAAGAGAATATGGCCGGAACCAGTTCGTTCAAGAGTGTTTCACTTAACTGATTTTACTGGACTTGGAAAATTAAAAAGGATGCAAGGTGGGAAAAGATCAATCTCTGCGTTTTATAATATAAATTCAAAATCGATAGCAGATGGTATTATGACAGCCGGAGGATATGTTGTCGAAATGGATGCGGATGTTTTAGCTGCATCTCCAGATGATATTGGAAGTCAACCAGACAAAACAGGTAGAAGATGGTTAGTTTTGGACATTCTTAATACAAGGATGGGTGGTGCAAGTAAACTCAGAGGAATGGAAACAGATATAGAGAAGATGATGACAGATATTCTTGCTAAAAATGATTTGGGGCCATATAAAAAAACTTTGACTGCCACAGAACTCAACGCGGGGTGGGAATATCTAGGTAAGTGGACTAGTGGAAAAGTAAAATCAGTAATCATTAAAGATTACCTTGATGGCATAGAAAAGATTATGACAAAATATTCCAGGCAATTGAAATCTATATTCACTGATTATGCATTTGACAAAGAACTCGTTCCAGATCCAGATAGTGGAGATTTCTCATTGTGGGATGAAATAGTAGTTAATAATTTTAAGGTTGTGAAAGTTCATGTGACTCAAGAGTCTTCTCCTGACTTTGATGGAGATGCTGATATAGATGGATTTCCATTTGAACTATATGATGACAACAAAGATTTAGTATCCTATATCGACAAGACAAGGAACTGATGAAGAGATTCAAAGAATACCTGAACGAAGCCAGAGGATCAAGTCTATCTGATTTGTTGTTTCTTCCAAGAATAGGATATTACGATCAATTGATGATTCCTATATCTTCATCTATGTTCAAAAGAATATGGCCAGACACACTCCGAGCAACAGTATTTCATACAACTGATGCAAAGGGTGTTAAAGAGATAGCTAGACTTCAAGGAAAGAAAAAACAAATATCTGCATTTTTCTCAATGCATGGTCGTTATATGAATATTGGTGTTGCAACTCAAGGTGGTGTTCATTCAGTATTAGAGATGGACGCTGATGTTTTATTGTCTGCTTCGGGTGATGTGATGAGTCATCTAGACCAAGCAGGTAGAAGATATACATCTATAAGTGACCTCAAAGAGACTTCTAGGTCTATAAACTTTAGTGCAGTAGAGAAAGACCTCCAGAAAATGTTTGACCCTCTGGTTAAGAAATATCTCAAAAGAGGTGAGTTTCAAGAGAACGCAACAGTATGGGAACTTTGGAGAATGGCGGAGAGAAAAGTTGATAAAAAAACAATGAGTCTGATAATAAAAGATTACATGGATGGAATGGAAAAAGTTATCAAGAAGAACATTGATACATTCAGCAGTGCCATGTTGAGTTACGCAAAGAAACGATCAACCGATTTATCGTGGGATGAACAGATAGTCAATAACTTTAAGGTCAAGGCCGCTCACTTTTTTAAACTAAAACTAAAAATTGCTCAGACTGAGAAAGAAGCCTCCTTGTATCCAGAATACCAAGAATTGATGAAGTTCGCGAAGTCTAAAGGATGGAAAGTAAAAGTGTGGGATAGTGCTACAGAGTTAGAAATATACACAAGAGAAGTTGCTAAAAAAGAATTGGGAAAATGAAAAGGTTTAAAGAATATTTAAACGAGAAGGTTGGAACAAGTCTATCAGAATTGTTGTTTATAGCAAGCAACTATGATATGTTAATGATTCCTATTTCTACATCTATTTTCAAAAGAATCTGGACAGACACAATTCGTACAACAGTATTTCACACAACGGATGTAAAGGGTCTTGGATCTATTGGAAAACTTGAAGGGAAGAAAAAATCCATCTCAGCATTTTTCTCAATGAAAGCTGATATGTTGCAAAGAGGTATCGCAACTCAGGGTGGACTTCATGCAGTATTGGAGATGGATGCTGATGTAATCTTATCTTCTAAAGGCGACATATCTACTCATGTAGACGGAACAGGCAGAAGATTTACATCTATAAGAGGAATCAAAAGAGCTTCACGCGATGTAGATTTAAATTCAGTAGAAAAAGATTTTGAAAAATTGATAAAGTCGTTGATTGAAAAGTATAGAGATTATCCAAGTGGGCCTCTCAAAACCACTCATGGTATTATTAAAGGTTGGAGATTGGGAGGAGTACCTGACTTAGAGCTCTGGCGTGATTTCAGAAATAAAATTGATAGTAAATCGATGAGTTTGTTGATAAAGGATTATGTGGATGGTATGGAAAAGGTTATCAAGAAACATTCCAGTACATTCCAAGATGTATTCAGGAGTTATGCGAAACAGAGAACAACCGATTTGTTGTGGGATGAACAAGTAGTCAATAATATCAAGATTAAGAAAGCTCACGTTGTATTAAGAGATAAGGATGATTCAGTAGAACAAGATGAAATGGACAAAATTATAAAATCAAAGAGGTGGATTTCAAAAACATGGAAGAATCCTTCTGATTTACAAACTTATACTCAAGAAGTTGCAAAGAAAGAACTAGGAAAATGAAAACATTCAAAGAATTCAACGAAGCTTGCTGGGATGGTTACAGACAAGACGGTATGAAGAAAAAGGGTGGTAAGATGGTTCCCAATTGTGTTCCAATTGGTGAAGTCTCACAAGACAAAGAAATCAAAGACAGAGAAGGAACACAACCCGCAAAGTATTACGCTGGGGATATGTCCAAGTCAACGAAACAAGCTCGTGATAGACACTTTGATAAAAAGAAGAAAGGACCAGCTCCAGGCGATGCTTCCGCAAAGACCAAACCATCTAAACACACAAAGAAATATGACCAGATGTTTGGTGAAGCGATAGAAGGATTGAAAAATAAAGCAGAAAAGACAGGAATCTCTTACAGTATTTTGAAACAAGTTTACGATAGAGGAATGGCCGCTTACAAAACAGGACATCGGCCAGGAACTACTTCTCAACAATGGGCATTTGCGAGAGTTAATAGTTTCGTTACAAAGAGTAAAGGAACATGGGGTGGAGCAGATAAGGATTTAGCTGCAAAAGTTCGTGGATGAAAACTGAAATAAACTAAATAGGTAAAGATGGCAGATGATTTTGATTTTGGGTTCAGTGCGGTATCTACCGATGAGTTCAAGAAAACACAACCAACCGAAGTAAAAGTTCAAAAACCAGCGGTCTCATCCAATGAGTTTAAAGAACTGAAATCGAAAATAGATTCTCTCGCTAGTGTGATTCAGACACTAGGAGATAACGATGATACTAGTTTGTTCGATGAAACTGGCGAAAAGATTTCTCGACTAGAAGGAAAAATAGATAAGATCCTTGCACTGGAATCTTCTCAGGTAGCAAGTGCACTGAACGAGCAAGGTAGTTCTATTCGTGCTGTTATAGATGAAGTCGAAGAACGAAAAGGTGAACTGAATGAAAAGTTCATTGGGAAACTCAAAGAATTAGAAACTCTGGTAATACCGATGTTGAAAGGTCTGATGAAAAATGCAGACAAGGAATATATTTACTGGCCAGGAAGAACTCCAATATTGGAAAAACAAATAGAAAAAGTATACTCTATAACGAGACCAGAATGAAAAAATTTAAAGAATATATTGGAGAAGCATTCTTCAAAGTTAAGATACCAGATGTAGCACCAACATTCGTTGAAGCGGGAAGTTCATCTGAGGTCAAAACAAATATGAGAAAGGTCTTAAAACCAGATGTGGTTACAGACTTAGAAATTGAGAGGGTTACTCCTGCT